GTGGGGATGAGCCGCAGGACGTGAAGCAACTCGGCCTCACGCGGACGTGTTCCCCACGCACGTGGGGATGAGCCGACGACATGCGAGGGCATCGGCCCGCTGGTGATCGGCGTGGACCCGGCGCGTTTCGGGGACGACCGTTTCTCGATAGCGTGGCGCAGGGGCCGCAAGGTCTACAGGAAGGAAAGCCGGTCCAAGATCGACACGGTCGCCGGCGCGAACTGGTGCAAACAGGTCATCGACGTCGACCGGCCGGCGCGAATGTTCATCGATGTCGGCGGGGTTGGCGCGGGCGTCGTGGACATCCTGCACTCGTGGGGCGAGCCTTACAGCGAGGTTGTCGTCCCGATCAATTTCGGCGGCGAGCCGCAGGAGCCGGTGAGGTTACTCCCGTCTGGCGAGAAAAGGCCGGGGCCGAAAAACCGGCGGGCCGAGATGTGGGAGCGCTCGCGAGACTGGCTCGACGATCCGGGCGGTGCGGACATACCGGACGAGGACGGGTTGCAGGCCGATGCATGCGGCCCGGGCTATCACTACGACACGAACCAGCGGCTGCTGCTGGAAAGCAAGGAACACATGCGTGCGCGCGGGGTCCGGTCGCCTGACGAGTGGGACGCGATTGCCCTGACATTCGCGGAGCCCGTGTACGAGGAAATTCCGCGGGATCGGGAACAGTTCAATCCGCTGACGCGCGGCGGCTGGATGGGAGGCTGAATGGCGAAGACCGCAGACGCCTCGAAGGCGAAGGACAGCGCGAAGGACGACGCCGATTTTCTGGCGGAGGCGCTGCGCCGGTACGAGCGCGGCATGAACAAGGACCGCGCGAATATCGACGAGGCGTTGATCGATCTCGGCTTCATGACGTGCCGGGCGGAGGATCAGTGGCCGATTCAGGCCATGCGTGCGCGCGAGGCGGAGGGCCGCCCGGTTCTCACCATGCCGCAGGTCCCGAAATTCGTGCGGCAGGTGACGGGCGATATGCGTCTGTCGCGCCCCGGCATCCGCGTGGTGCCGGTCGATAATCGCGGCGACAAAAAAACAGCGGAGGTTCTGGCAGGTCTGGTCCGCTATATCGAAAACCGCTCATCCGCGCGGCATGCCTACACGAAAGGTGCCGATCTTCAGGTAGCGTGCGGCATCGGCCACTGGCGCGTCGTGACGGAATATGCGGACGCGACGACGTTCAACCAGGAAATACGAATTGTCGGCGTGGATGACGGTGTTTTTGTCATCTGGGACCCGGACGCGGTCCTGCCGACGCGTGAGGACGCGCGCTATTGTTTTGTCCCGGTCGATATGTCGGAGGCGCAGTTCAAGGAGCGATTCCCGGATGCGAGCCCGTCCGATTTCGGAGAGTGGGACGGGTGGGTGTCCGGCGACATGGTTCGCGTTGCGGAATATTGGGAAAAGCGGCCTGAAAAGAGGCTGCTGGCACTTTTGCCTGACGGGTCGATTGACGATCTGACGGACAAGGGCGCGGAGGCTGTCGCGCAGGCTCGGGCAGCGGGCGCGCGGGTCGAGAAGCGCGACAGTTGGGCCGTATATCGCTCGCTGATCTGCGCCGGTCAGGTGCTGGAGCCTGCCCGCAGGTGGCCGGGGCGGTATATTCCTGTGGTGCCCGTCATTGGCGAGGAAATCCATTTCGGGCGGGAGACGATCCGGCGCGGTCTGGTGCGTGCCATGCGCGATGCGCAGAGGCTCTACAACTACTCGATTTCGGCTCAGGCCGAGGTCGTGGCGATGCAGCCGCGCGCGCCTTTCATCGTCGCGGATGAGCAGATCAAGAAATACCTGCCGGAGTGGGAAGCGGCGAATTCTGTCAACCGGCCGTTCCTGCGCTATACGCCGCAGGCAAACGCGCCGGTCCCGCAGCGCGTACAGCCGCCTGTTTCGTCGCAGGGCATCGATGACCTGATCGACCGCGCGATGCAGGACATGCGCGAGACGACAGGCATTTACGACGCCGGGCTCGGCGCGCGGTCTAATGAAACGTCCGGCAAGGCGATTCAGGCCCGCCAGAGAGAGGCGGACGTCGGGACGTTTGTCTATATGGACAACTGGTCACTCTCGATTGAGCATACTGGCCGCATACTGATCGACCTGATCCCGCACATCTACGACACACAGCGGATAATCCGCATTCTTGGCGAGGACGGGAAGGTCGATACCATCGAGATCAACCGGACGGACCCGCGCCCCATCGAGGAGGGCGGGACGCCGGCCATCGAAAACGACGTGACGGTCGGGGCGTACGATGTGATCCTGCAAACGGGGCCGTCCTATTCGACGCGGCGCGAGGAAGCGCGCGAGGGGATGATCGAATTCCTCCGCGCACAGCCAGGCATTGGCCCGGCGATTGCCGATCTGGTGGCCAAAGCCCAGGATTGGCCGATGGCGGATGAGATCGCGGAGCGCATTGAAGCCATTCTGCCGCCGCAGATACAGAAGCTTGTCGAGGAGAAGAAGGCTCCCGAGGATCGCAGGCCTCCCGATCCGCCCGATCCGATGCAGCAGCAGGCCGTGATGCTGGAAATGCGCGACAAGGCGGCGGACATCGGAAAAAAAGAAGCCGAGGCGCAGAACAGGCAGGTCGATACGGCGGCCAAGGCCTTCGGGCTTCAGCTTCAGCAGGCGCAATTCGCGGGCGCGATGGCCCAGCCCCCCGGACCCGGCAATCAGGAGATCGCGCAGGCTCTGGCGATGCTCGCGGCGGCGGTCCAGCAGCAGGGGCAGCAGATCACCACATTGACGCAGGCTCTGACGGGCCGCGCGGCGTAAGGAGAATCCGGAATGGCGAATGCAGTCGAGCTTGCCGATCATACCGGCGCGAAAATCTCCGACGAAAATCCGCTCCCCGTGGCGGTTGTCGCTGGCGGTGCCGGAGTGTCCGAGGTCGAGGTCACGAATTTCCCTGCCACGTAGCCTGTGTCCGGCACGGTGACGGTGAACAACCTCGCCACGGCGGGGTCCACGAACATCGGCTCGACCTCTGCGGCGGCCTATGCGGACGACACCGGAGCTGCGGCTGGCACGCTGGTGGGGCTTCTCAAGGGCATTTACGTCCAGAACGCCGAGATCATCGCCCTGCTGACGGCCATCGAGGCGAACACGAATACGGGGGCGTAGCGCCCCTCCGAGCTTCACGCAGGTGCCGCATGAGGCTGGCACCGCGTGCTGAACCGCCGTCCTTCGGGGCGGCTTTTTTATTGGGAACGACATGACAGAAGAGGCCAAAGGATCGAGCGAGGCGCCGGATGATGCCAGCGCGCCCGTGGAGAGCACCGGGCAGGTGGTTGACAAGACCGCAGCCGAAGCCGGGCAGGACGCCGAGGGACCGGAGAAATCCCCTCCCGAAGGTGCGGATGATAAAAGCGCAGATTCTGCCAGCGTAGGGACAGAGGACGACGGGGAGGACGAGGACAAGCCGAAGAAGCGGCCGCGCTCTGCTGCGCTGCGTGCGAAAATTCGGGAATTGTCCATCGAGAACGAGCGTCTGCGCCGCCTTGAGGCGGAGCGTGAGAAGGACGCCGCCCGGCAGCCTCCGAAGGAAGCCGATTACAACGGCGATTTCGAGGCGTTCAACCGGGACATGACCGCCTACAAGGCTGCTGAATTCCTGCGCAAGGAAATGGCGGCTGAAAGGCAGGCGGACATCGAGAGGCGCGCGCGTGAGATCGAGGCGGAACGCATCGAGCTGCACAAGGAGCGTCTTGAGGAAGCTCGCAAGGTCATCCCCGACTATGACGACGTGATCCGTGCGGGGCTCAATATCGACGCCCCTCCAGCCAATCTCAAGATCATGCTGGACAGCGAGAAATCGGCGCTCATCGCCTACCATCTCGCTGAAAAACCGGAACGCGCCCGAGAGTTTGCCGAAATGAGCCCGATCGAGGCGGCCAAATATATCGGCAAGCTCGAAGCCCGCCTGTCCCTCCCCAAACCGAAAACAGCAACAGAGGCCCCGCCTCCTGTGGACCCGCTGAAAGGCGCAGCCACACCATCGTCGCCAGACAAGGAACTGGACGAATGGCTGAAGAGGACCTACGGGTGAGGGGCCTGACCCAAGAGGGTTAGGACATGGCAAACACCACGCTTACTGCGGACATCATCGCCAAGACGGCCGTCCGCATCCTGGAAAACGAGGTCGTCCACGCCAAGAACGTGTATCGCGGCTATGAGGGCGAATTCGACAAGAAGGTGAACGGCTACGAGGTCGGTGACACGATCTCCATCCGCAAATCGGCTGACTTTACTGTCGGTACTGGCGCGACCGTTACTCCTCAGGACGTGATCGAGGGCAAGACCGCGATCACGGTGGACAAGCGCCGGCACGTCGCGTTCAAGTTCACGTCTCAGGAGCTTACGCTCCAGATCAGCGAACTTGCCGAACGCGTCATCCGCCCGGCGATGATCCAGCTCGCGAACGAGATCGACAGCGATGTCGCCGCTCTTTATGCGGATGTTCCGAACTGGGTCGGCACGCCCGGTCAGATCGTGAATTCCTTTGCGGATTTTGCGAAAGCGCCGGAACTTCTGGACGAGTACGCTGTCCCGCGCGACAGCCGCAAGGCGATCATGTCGCCGGCCGATTTCTGGGGCATGACGGGCTCCCAAACCGCGCTCTACATCCAGGATGCGGCGCGCGGCGCGTATCGAAACGGATCGCTCGGCAATGTCGCTGGTGTCGATACGTTCATGGGCCAGAACGTGCAGACCCACACCGTCGGTGTGGCCACCGGCACGCCTCTCGTCAACGGCGCGAACCAGACGTCGGATTACAATACCGTCAAGAACA